TCTTAAAAATGCAGATCGTCCTTGTGTAAATCCCCGCATGAAAAAGATGAAACGTCTTCAGAGGAAGCTGCGGAAGTTCGCCTATCTTCGTGCTGTATTCTCTAACTTTAGAGATCGCGGTGTCGCTCATTGCAGGAAGCGCTTCTTTCGTAACAGTCAATTCCGAAGTCTTGACTGGCGTAAAGAACACCTTGTTCTTTGGTTCGAATGCAGGGTCGTGAGAAAGCACCTTTTCTAAAGCGCTTCCTATAGGCGCACTCACAAACAAGCCCTCTGCGCCTTTCTGCGCAGCAAATTCTTTTCCCAAGGCCAAAAGTTTTTTCCCTGTACCTTGACGCCTGAATTCTCTGAGAACAAAAAACGATTCCGTCGAAGACACGCATTGACTATAATGCGGCAAATTGCCCGCAATAACTGCGATCAATCCAACCAGTTTTCCATCTGAGAACGCTCCTGCCACTTTGAGCACTCCCATCTTTTCAAGTTTTTTGTATTGCTCATAATCCGCTTTCGGAGGAGGCATGCCCTGCATGGCCGATTCTTCTGCATACCTTGCCAGCAACGCTGAACAGTTTGCGTTTTCAAATATTTCATTGGCAGAAGCTGCACGAATTTCCATTAATTCCCCGTCAAACAACGACACGCAACCCAAGTTCCTGGCGTTCCAGAGGCAACACAACTCCACCCGATGATTACATACTTGCTACCTCCACTGCCCGCTTCACTCGGCGCACTATTGCGCACAAAGTTCCCTTGTGCCCAAGTTCCGCTCGTCGGTACTGTCGTGTCAAATGCTTCGTAACTTCCAAAGAACTGCGCGAGCAGGCTAAACCAGCGTTGCCACGCTTGCGACAACCCTTTGTCGTCATCGACTGCAGTCTGCAGCGGCGCACCGCTAAGATTGCTGCTGGCCACTTGTCTTCCCTTCTTGCCCTCGCGGTGTGATCGAACCGCGCAACACTGTGAACTTGACGGGATCAGTCATCGTGAATTGAAAAACGAAGTCGCGTGACATGCCCAATCGACGCCAAATCACTCTTGGCGTTGCGTAGTGCCCTACTTTTCCTATTTTCACCCAACGCTCAGTGCCAAATGTGCGACCACCATCTTTCGACACTTGCAGCATGATCTGCGGATCAGAACCTCGCCCCGTTTGCAAACCCACGCCTGTTTCCATATCAAGAAACAGTTCGTCAATCCCGATCTCGTTGCCTTCAAAGTGGACATGTCGTGACACAACTTGGCGCTTAATCGGCGTTCCGTTGTCTGTTAGCGCATTTGCATCGAGAACGTATAACCCACCCGATGTTGAGTCAGCGATGACATTCTTTGAATTAAACGCGATGCCTATGTTTGCAATGTGACGCGCCTGCAATTCTAATCCTGTCTGAACTTCTTGCCAGATGTTCGTCAGCGAGTCATACAAGAAAGACCGATTCGCTGTCGGGAAATTAAGTTGATACATCGGATGCCCGGCGACAATGTAAGTCAGAGAAGTGGCATCTTTCCAGACAGCAAACGAAGTGATGATGTCTTCAATGTCAGACGTTGATACACGAGTCGGGGTATAGCCTTGCAACATCATCACCTGCAATGTGCCTTGCGGATTCTGACCCAAAAAGATCATCGTGTTATTCAAAGGCTGACGACTGTTGACTGCTGCCAATCCCCACGTTTGCGTTGCGCCGTTGACGCGAGCAAACGGATTCGGAGCAGAACCGACATCCTGCCAATATTCGATGCTACCTGCGCCCCACAGAACAATGACGCCGTTCAAGACGTCGATTGCAACAAGCTGATCGGAACTGTTTTCTTTTGTCATGTAAGTCGGCAAAGAACTGACATTCGTCCAGTTCGTCAAATCATATTGTTCGCAAACATATGCTTGTCGAGTATTGACCTTATTCGCAATACAACGCCCGTCAAGAAATGCAAGACTCGTCGCACCTGCAGGAAAGTTCGCATCGACTACGGCACCAAACGACCCTGCCGCATTCAATGCTGTTTGCTTATAAACGCCTGTCACCAACGTGTAGACATAAAGTGTATTGCCATCGACAATGCCTAGCTGCACTCCGTTATCAGTTACATCAACAAATGGCGAAGAACTAACCGCTATTGTGCCAAGCGACGTGACTGTTCCACCAGAAGTTACTGAATAAAGAATCAAGCCACTGACAACATAAAGCAAATTCCCAACAACTTGCCAACCGCGTATTGGTCCTGTCGGTAACACATAGGCCAATACTGAGCCTGGCGTACCTCGCAATATCGCCGTGTTCTTGTCCTGATCTTTGCGCACGTCATAGAAGCAATTCAACCTACGCTGTCGAGAGACAGTAGGAGAATACGCATTTATCCCTTCACCGAAGAGGGGAACAGGTTTCACTCTTCGCCTCCCGTTTGGAAGTACATCGAACTGCGCTCAGGGTCTTTGTGCCCTGCAATGCTCAACGCCATTGCATGCGCCGATTCAAGATTTGCTGTCCACGGTGCGTTGAACATCGGTGCAATGATCTTTGCAAGACCAAATGACAACGCCAAGAACCACTCTTGCGGATAATCAAAGTTGTCAGCAGGATTCACTATGTCCTGCACCGCTTCAAGATAGGTCAGCGACAAATACTTAGTCGTATCATTCGCCGCGCCGCAGTCTGTGAACAAGTTGCTGTTACCCAACTGAAACTCATAATAGATTGCCGTCGGATCAGAGATATTCGTCGGATCGGCTTTGTTCGGCAAGAAGTCGTATTCTTGCACCGTCATAATCTTCAACGGCGTGTCACTATTATTCGAGTCACGCAGCGTTGCCGTTTCAACCGTCAGAGGTTGCGTTCCTTGCGCCTGATAGACATAGACTGTCGCGCCTACATTAGCAACTTCATCCAACGTACCTGACAATGTGACGACGTTACCGACTACGTTCGTTGCCTTGAACCAGTTGAGATCGTTAGTTCCAAGAATGATGCCGACGGTGCTTCCGAGTACCAATCCTGCCGCTGCTGCACCTGAGACTGTCACTGAACCCGCACCTATAATTGCCTTTACAGCAACAGTTGTTTGTGTGAATGAGTTCGTCCAACCTGTCCCGTTAGGTGTGGCATAACTCGTCTGACCGATAGAGTATTGACCCGTCGCGCTGCTCAAGAACAGGTAACCCCGCCTGCGCTTCCACACTTTCAAGCCGGGCGCAAAGTCTGTCTTGCCCATCCATTGTTTTACCAAACAATTCAACTTGAAGTTGCAATCGCTGACTTCTTGCGCCGTCGGGATTTCAGTGTCGTCAAGCTTGCCGATATTGAGCATTGCATCGCGGATGATCTGATCGCGATTGACTGTGAAGACGTAGGTGCCTGAAGTTGTCATGCTTGTTTCCTTCGTTGAGCAGTGATCTCTTGTAGCAAGCCGTCAACTACTTCCCACACATCTGCAATCTTCAAATCAGCCATGCACTGTGCAACGCCAGAAGCCTCATCACGTTTGCAGTGATCAAAGCCGTAATGCATACAATGACAGGCAGGAACAACGTTATCGCCTCGTCCTGGACAGTGCGTATTCTTCGACCAGAGCGGATAGACACTCTTCCAGTCTCGCGTCAGATTCTCATGTGTTGAGTGTGAGAGAAAGACGACCTTAGGCATATCCATGCAGCAAGCGGCATTCATAACGCCAGTTTCGGGCCCAATCAACAAGTCAACTTGTTCAAGCATCGAAAACGTCGCCCTGATACCGAACTTCCCGCACGTTCTGAAAACTCGCGGTTCATTCTCCCAACCGCCTTCAAGAATCTCACACTCAGGACCGCCGACAAGCATGATGGCCGCATCAGGATAATTGACCAAGATGCTTGCCATGATGTTGTCGAGTCCTGCCCACGTCTTGTGCACTGACGAACCTGCAAGCGACCACATGACCAACGTCTTGTACTTGATCGAATCGCGCTGCTTTTTCGCCCACGATTTTTCTTCAGGCAAAGCATAAAACTTGATTTTCGGTTCATGCGGTACGTCTGCAATCTGATGCATGATCTCAACATAATTGCGATTCATCAGTGTGTGACGCGCAAGCGGCGTCCAGCCGTGTGCCGCCCTGCCTGGCAATGCGAGCAACGAGCCTTCGACTGACTCTGACAGATTGACCCACTTGTCGAAGTGTCTCTTCTGCCAATCCCAGAAGTTACCGAGATCGCTATTCGGCACTTGATCTTTGTCGAACAT